AAACAAGCTATGATTTATGGAGAAATAGCTTTTAAAAGATTTTTTAAGGGTTTAAGTAATTTTCCTGTTTTTAAAAAGAAAGGTAAATATGAATTAGGTGCTTATTTTGTTAAGGACAATAAAAAAGATTTTGAGTTTTATAGACATAAAATAAAAATACCTACATTAAAGTTTGTAAGAGTGAAAGAGTATGGATACATACCTAAAAATGCTAATATTAAGAGTGGTACTGTAACTAAAATAGCTGATAGATATTTCTTATCACTTATTATAAAGGTAGATGATATAGTTAAAACTGA